CTGGTTTTCCTAAAAAGAAAACAGCATAAGTGGTAGCCAAAAGATATCAAAGTCCTTCTGGCGGCTTAAATGCTGCCGGAAGAAAACACTTTAATTCTAAAGGACATAAACTTAAAGCACCTGTAACAGGTAAACCTAAAGCAGGTTCAAAAGCTGCAGGAAGAAAAAAAAGTTTTTGTGCGCGTATGAGTGGAGTTAAAGGACCAATGAGAAAAAATGGCAAGCCTACTAGAAAAGCTTTAGCTTTAAGTAAGTGGAAATGCTAAAATAGTTGTGCAACCTTATTAGGTGGCAACTGAGTAAACATAATAAGATAATAAAACTTGGCCGTCTGCGGACGACAACCCTGAAAATAAAACAAAAAATGTTTCTCTTTTATTAATAACAATCAACCATAACAATAGGAGATTATTATGGCAGTAGCAGCACCCGCTAGCATTGGACGAATCAATGCGGCAAATGCAGAAGATGCGTTATTCTTAAAAGTCTTTTCAGGCGAAGTTCTTACAGCGTTTGAAAGATCTAGTGTAACGCAAGGCGCAGAGATGGTTAGATCTATCTCTAACGGTAAGTCAGCAAGCTTTCCAGTAATGGGAAGAATCGCAGCGGCATACCACACTCCGGGCGCGGAGATTATTGGAACAGATGTGAACCACAATGAGAAAGTTATTACAATTAACGATCTTTTAGTAAGTTCCGCTTTTCTAAGTAATATCGAAGAAGCAAAAAACCATTGGGACGTTAGATCAGCTTACTCAGCTGAAATTGGCAGAGCTTTGGCTTTTCAAAAAGACAAACACATCTTACAAACGATTGCGCAAGCAGCTGGTGGACAAACAGCAGCAGATGCTAACGTTACTGGTGGAGATGCAGGAACAGTATTAATTAATACTGGTATTGCGTCAGCAACAGCAGCAACAGCAGCTAACGCGATGATCGATTCATTGTTTGATGCAGCTTCAGCTTTAGACTCACACTACGTTCCAAAAGAAGGTAGAAAGTGTTTCTTAAGATTAGAAGAATACTACAAATTAGCAAACGCAACTAACGCAGTTAATATTGACTTTAGTGGTGGAGCTAATGGTGGTGTAGCAGATGGTAAAGTAATGAAAGTAGCTGGAATTGAATTAATTCCAACTCCTCACTTTATATCTGGAAACATCAACTCTGGTGTTGACCAAGGTTCAGCAACTCAAGGTGGATCAAACCCACAAGCAGTTAACGTATCTAATTACGTTGCTATGGTTTGTCACCCGAGCGCAGCTGGAACTGTAAAATTAATGGATCTTGCAACTGAGATGGAATACGACATCAGAAGACAAGGTACTTTAATGGTTGCTAAGTACGCTATGGGTCATGGCGTTCTAAGACCAGAAGCAGCAGTAGGTATTAGAGAAGCGTAATTTTTAATTACGTTTTTTTATTGGGAGGCGAGGTTAACACAGACAACTCGCCTTCCAAACAATCACAAAATTTAAAATTATATGGCTACACAAATAACAAACACAAGTGAATTACAAGCTATTAATACTATATTAAGTATTATTGGTGAAGCACCAGTATCTTCTATTACAACTAATATTGGATCAGATGTTTCTATTGCAAAACAAATATTAGATGAAAGTTCTGTAACTGTGCAAAGTAAAGGTTGGAATTTTAATACAGAAGAAAGTTATTCTTTAGCTATAGATAGTAACAGTAAAATTCCAGTACCATCAAACTGTGTATGGTTAACTACAAGACCTGGAGATTCAACTTTAAAAGTAATAATAAGAAACGGATTTTTATACAATAAAGAAAAACATACAGATATATTCGAAGCATCTGTTAAAGTTGATATGATTATATTATTACCTTTTACAGAGTTACCAGAATTTGCAAGAAGATATGTTGTAACTGTTGCTGGTCGTAGATTTCAAGCAAGATATTTAGGATCAAAAGAATTAGCTGGCTTTAGTGAGCAAGACGAATTAGCAGCACTTACTACTTGTGAACAATTAGATGCAGCTAATGAAAAACAAAATATTCTAAAAGGAGACGTAGCAAATCGTATCGTATTTAGAAATAATCATCGAAGGTTTTATTAATGACAGTAGTATCAACTTCTATTCCAAACTTAGTTAATGGAATATCGCAACAAAATCCTACACAAAGGAATATTACTCAAGCAGAAGCTCAAGTAAATGCACAAAGTTCTATTGTAAAAGGTTTAAGTAAAAGACCACCTTTAGAATTTATTGCTAATATTTCTTCAAATCAAGCATACTCAACAAATACAGCAGTTCACCCATTTATAAGAGATGGAAATAATCAGTATATGCTTACTGTTTATAATGGTGGAATTAAAGTATTTAACCTTAGTGGAACTGAGCAGACTTCTACAATATCATCTGGCTCTAGCTATTTAGCGTCCACAAATCCCAAAGAAGATTTTAAATTTGTTAGTGTTGGTGATTATACATTTATTTTAAATAAATCTATTAAACCTGCAATGACTAGTGCAACTACAGCTGCAAAAGTTAACGAAGCTTTAGTTTCATTTAAAAATGCAAACTACGGTAGAACTTATAGTGTTACTTTAAGTCACCCAAGTATGAACAGTGGTAATCCAATTACAAGTTCATTTACAATGCCACCAGGTGATAATGTAGCAACTCAAGGTGGACTTAGAGATACAGCTAAAATTGCAACAGCAGTTAGAACTCATACTGGAGGCTCACCAGGAACTACAGGTGGAACAGCATTAAATGCATCACCAATATCAAGTTATTTTACAGTTACTCAATATGACTCTGTATTACATATTAAACCTACAGATAATAATGCTAACTTTACAATTACATCATCTGATGGAGCTGGTGATACAGCTATGTATACAGTTAGAGATGAAGTAAATGATTTTACTAAATTACCTTACTACGCACCAATAGGAACTATAATAAAAGTTACAGGTGATGAAGGTGAAACAGATTCAGAATATTATGTATCATTTTCAGGCAATGGTGTTTGGTCAGAAACTATTGCTCCTGGAACTAAAACATCACTTGATGCATCAACAATGCCTCATGCAATAGTTAGAGAAACAAATGGTACATTTACTTATGCACCATTAACTTGGACAGATAGAAAAAGTGGAGATGCAGATACTAACCCAGATCCAACTTTTATAGGTAAAACAGTTAACAATATTTCTTTTTATAAAAATAGAATGATTTTATTAGCAGATGAAAATATTATATTTTCTGAAGCTGGCGCTTATTACAATTTCTTTTCAACTTCAGTTGCAGCACAATTAGATACAGATCCAATTGATTTAGCAGCAAGTTCAAATGAAGTTAGTATTTTAAAACATGTAATTCCTTATAACGAAGAATTACTTTGTTTTTCAGATAGAGCTCAATTTAAAATTGAAGCTACAGAAGCAGGATATTCACCAAGTGCAACTGGTATTACTTTATCAACTAGGTTTCAACACGATCCAAAAGTTACACCAGTAGGTGCAGGTAATTACATTTACTTTACTCAAGCTAAAGGTGCAAGTACAGCAGTACAAGAATACTTTGTAGAACCTGATACTGCAAATAATGATGCTGCAGATATAACAGTAGGTGTACCAACTTTAATACCAACTAATTGTCATAAGTTAATATCAAATACAATTGAAGATACTATATTAGCTTTAGTTGATGATGGTCTTGATAGTAATTTAGCACCTTATACTGCATCAAGTAATGTAGCACCAACAAATGCAAACCGTTTATATGTTTATAAATATTTTTGGAATGCAAATGAAAAAGTACAAAGTGCTTGGTCATATTGGGATTTTACTGGTGTACAAATTATTAGTGCAATAACTTACGAATCTAATGTTTATATATTAGCTAATGAAAGACAAAATTGTAAATTATATAAACTTGATTTAAGAAATTTAGAAGACGACACTTTAGGTATAAATATTTATTTAGATCAAAGAGTTAAACTAAGTGGAACTTATGATGCTGGAACTGGACTTACAACGTTCACAATGCCTTATACAGTTAATACTGGTTTACAATGTATAAATGCTACTAATGGAGCAGATATAACTATTAATAGTCAATCTGGTACAACTGTTACAGTAAAAGGTAATGTCGCGTCAGCTTATTTAGGATTTAACTTTCAGACTTTATATACACTATCAACACAATATTTAAGAGAACCAGGCAAACAAGGTGGTTTAACTGCTTTAACAAGTGGAAGATTACAAGTTAGAACTATGAGTTTTGATTATGTTAATACTGGTTTCTTTCAAGCTACAGTTTCACATAATAATAGAACAGATAAAACTTATTCATTTAATGGATATATAATTGATAATTCTACCTCTATTATTGGTAACCCAGTTATTACAACAGGAACATTTAGAATACCTGTACAAGCGCAAAATACACAACACTCTGTAACATTAAAATCATCTTCTTATTTACCAGCAAATATTGTTGGAGCTGAAATGGAAGGATTTTATTACAGAAGATCACAACGTGCCTAACGCAATACCATTTGTTCGTGAAGCTATATTAGAAGATGCACTTGTGTTAGCACAAAATATTAGAAAATTAGATAAGCTAGAAATTAAATACTCACATAATGTTACACCAGTAGCAGCACTTATGTCAGCATTTCAAACACAAAATGGTAAAAATTATTCTATCGTAGATGATGATGGTTATGTTTATGCAATGTTTGGTGTCAGTGATTGTTTACAAAATAAAGGTTATGGAGTTATTTGGTTGTTGTGTTCAGAAGAACTTAAAAAGTTTCCAAGGCGTTTTTACATTGAAAGTAAATATTGGCTAGATGTTTTACAACAAGACTACGAAATAATTTATAATTATGTTTATGAAAAAAATTGGTTGTCTTTAAAATGGTTACAACTGTGTGGTTTTAAACCAGTTAAAAAAGTTAAGATCGGAACTAAAAATAAAAATTTTATATTAATCTCAAGAGAAAGAAAAAATACTAATGTGTAATCCAACTGCGTTGGCTGTAGGTAGCTTTGCTATACAAGCCGCATCAGCTAAAGCTGAATATGACGATGCTAAAAATAGAGCTCGTTTACAGAGAGAAAATAATGAAAAAGCTAGAAAGTCATCACAAATGGCTTACTTATCTGATTTAGGTAAATTGGATATAGAGCAGCAACAAAAACAAAAAGAAATTGCAATACAAAAAGAAGCAAAAGAAACAGAATTAATTAAGAAACAAAGTGAAGGTTATTTAGCAGGGCTTGAAAAAGGTAATGCAAACATAAATGCTGTATTAAGAGATATAGGTTACGAATATCAACCAGAGTTCTTAAATCAAAAAGCAGCAATAGAAGATATTAATACACAAACAATATTTGGTTACTCAGATGCTTACAATGCAATGGAAAGATCTTACGCATCACTTAAAGCACCTGTAATACCAAGTAAAACTGCATTGGCTCTTAAAATCGCTGGAGCTGGCATGAATACTAAAGGTACATACGACAGCGGTGGTTACGGACAAACATAATGGCTATTAGGTATCAATCAGGTTTTATAGGTTCTAGAGATGTATCTAGAGACAGCGAAGCACAAGCTTTAGTAGACGGTTTAAATACGTTTGCAAGAGGTTTTGATACATTCGCAAAAGCTGAAGGTAAAAAAATTACAGAAAAAACTACACAAGAAGCTGAAAAAGCTGCAAGATTAGATAACTTAAAATCTTA